TTACCCCTAGCCCATCGCCTCACTCACCTGCCATGCGCGCGCATTACTAGCACAGAACTTGCATGGCCCCCCCCCAGCCCAGCACTAGCACAGAACTTGCATAAGAGGCGAATGTCAAAGGCCTAGTCACCAAAGTTTGGTCACTGGCCAACCCTTGGACACCCTTGCCAAGTGGGGGCGAGGCGTGTGCAAATCCAGGAATATCCTCCCACACTGGGGAGCCTATATGCTGAGAACGCTTGGCCAATTAGGCGGAAACAGGGCGACACAACAGGACCTGGCCCCCCCAAGGCAAACTCGACCGCTGACTGCTACTCCTTAGTGTAACTCGTGGCATCTGTATCACGAGGCGGCACCCCGTCACCTGGCCCCCCACCAAAACCCCAGGTAACCCACTGGCGCGGATAGCACTTTATGCCAATTTGGCATATTCCCCTATTGACGGGTCCCGAAATGTGAGGTATGTTTATTGTAGAGTCAGATAACTCTTTCCGAGGGAAAGGGTGCGTATGTCTCTAGATGTCGATGCGGTGTGGCGGGTATCCCGACAAACTTCAACGAACCAAAACAAGTTGCCTGTTCGCTGTTCCAGAATAGCGAATGGGCTTTTGTTTTTAGTATTGCCGCTCTCCAAACTTGCCCTTGACAGGAGGCGCCGGGACACGCATATTGGGGTAGCTAGCGCCCGACAGTCAGTGACGGGGCTTAGAACAGTAACTGGCTACAGTCACTAGGGGATACTACTTGCTTTACTGTTATTGACATCTATGCAAAGCGTGCGGGACTTTCGCGGGCACAGTACTAGCAGCCTCTTGACTGTATATACTTTGCTACGATTTATCTATTGACACACTTCTGCTACTAGGATACCCTTGCCACAGGAGTATACCTATGTCCAAGACAGAACCAATTCGTCATCGCTACATGGCCGACCGGCTTCTAGCGATACTCCTATATAAACCGGCGGACCCGGCAGCGGGCATCGAGCGCCTTCCGGACGGCTTTGTTCTTCTTAAAATGGGCCCCCTTGCCCGTCTTCTAAAACTTAACTCCTCAAAACTTTACGACCAACTTCTTTTCCTTCATTCCATGGGCTACATTGATACCTTTGATATCAAGTACGCTTGGGGACGTGTACGCGTTCGCCCCACCCTCCCCCTCTGCCATTGGAATGTTGATTCGGAGAAGAAATGACTAACTTAAGAAAGAGTGTCCTGCCCGCCTTGTCCTCTCCTCTTTCCAATCAGGAAAAAACGGACAACCCAGGACTTCACCCGTCACCCGAGGCGCCCCTCCTAGTATCAACTGGGACAGGGGTTGCCGAGGTGAGCGACGTAGTGTTTCATCCCACTGAGGCGCAAGCCCGTGTGCGTGCCAAATTCTGGTCCAGAATGGCCGACAACCCGCTGGTGGATGCCAGGTCCATCACCTTAGCCGCAGCGCAGCAATTGACCCAAAGCGCCGCTCTGGCGACATGGTGGCAAAAACCGGGTTTTAAAGACTGGTTCCTGTCCAGCACCGTAGTGGACGAGAGACTGGACTATTTGCTTCACCTAGCGCTTGCCTCCGCTGAAGATATCTTAATGAACACCGACCCAAAAGCCCAATCTGCCAGAGTGCAGATGGTGAAAATAGTGGCGGAAATGGCGGGCAAGTTGAAGGGCGGAGGAGCAAGTGCGGGAGCAGGCTCCGCGAACGCTACTGATAAGAAGAAAAAAGCAATAGAAGCAATGGGTAAGGAGGAGTTAGTTCAATTCCTTCAGGACCAAGGCCTATCCGTACAGCAAGTCGTAACCATAGAAACAAAATAATATGTCGTCGGCATCTCCAGACCTAATCATTGCCGCCGCTTCTCGCCTTAAAGAGCTGGAGCGACAAGTCTGCTTTGACGCTACAGTTCCAGGCAGTCGTCCAAATCAATTTCAACAGCACGTAATAGATGACTGGGGAATCATTTCCACCCAAGCCGTCACCGCGGGTAACCAGTCCGGCAAATCTGCCCTTGGGGCGCGCCTTGCCGCCTGGTTCCTAGCTGAGAATAAGCCGGGTTGGAAACGACCCAGTAAGTGGGGCAGAACTCCACTTATGGGACTTCTTGTCGGTAGGACAATGAAGCAGGTCGAGGAAGAATTACTCAAAAAAATCCAGGGCTTCTTTGAGCCTGATGAACTGCACATCCCCCGCGTCGGAATGGTTCCACAAAAAGTGGTCCACCGGAAAACGGGCAACACTTTACTGCTCGCTTCCCACCATAATGAGAGTGAGGCTAGAGAGAAGTTGCAGGCCTTCGTTCTCCACTTCATCTGGCTGGACGAAATGCCTAGAAGCATTCAGCTTTTTGAAGAATTGGAAAGACGGGTACAATCCAAGGACGGTTGGTTCGTAAGTACCTTTACTCCTAAAGTGAGAAATCCGGAAATCCGCAAGCTAGTTGATGCTTACTCTCCTCCCTACTCCCGTAAGTATCAGATGTCTATGTTCGCTAACCCAATCCTTTCTGAGGACCGCAAAGCAAAGATTCTTAGGGAGCTTGAAGGTTACCCGGAAGCGTACAGAAGGTGTATTCTAGAGGGGGACTGGCTGGACGATGACCAGGCTGTCTACTCTGTTCCTGAACATTCTATTCGGGCCCCGGAGGGCTACTCTTCCGCTTGGCGGCATGTTGAAGGTGCGGACCCCGCGCTCCAATCCAAGCACGGCCAGGTGGTGTTTGCGGAGCAGCCGGGAACAGGCAACTGGTACGTGGTACGCTGCGATTACGTGTCCGGCATTTTTGTTCCAGAGGACCTAGTGAAGGCTGTGACTGACAAAGTACAAACCCTTAATATCGTTAGGCGCGTATGTGACTCAGCCAGTACTTGGTATGTGGGACAAGCCAGTAAGATGGGCTTTACTTATGTCGCTCCTTACGATAAAAATAATAGGAGAGCGGAGATGATGAAGAAGTTTCAATCCGCTTTAGGGAACCGGGTGTTTATTGCCCCGTGGTGCAGCGACCTTATTAACGAACTGGGAAGCATGCAATGGTCCGAGACTCAGGTAGACAAGGTAGTCAACTCCCGTTCCTACCATTTGCACGATGCCATGATATACGCGCACGACTGCCTTCCAAGTCAGGAAATTACGCAATTGGTACCTGAGCTGCATGTTCGTCTTAGGATGCAAATTGAAAAAGACCGCAAGCGGGAATTCTTAAAAAACTCAAGAGTTGGCATGCGCCGGAACTGGAGAAGGTAAATAAATGGAACCCATCTTATTCATTTTAGGTATTGCGCCGTTCTACGCTGTCTCCAGCCTAATGCTTCTTGGCGCGCTAAATCAACGCAAACAACTTCGCAAAGATATTCGCAAATACGCCAATTTACGGCGAATTGCCGATGGAAGAATTCGCAATGGCTAAGATACTAATTGCAGTAATGAGAGATAAAAAACTACCAAGTAAATCGGTTAAAACTGCGATTCCACTTGAAAGTAAGGTGCGCTATGCGCTACACTGTCTGGAGGCAGAGGAACATGGCCCAAAGAAAAGCAAGGCTATTGAATTCCTGAAAAAGGCCCGCAGTCGTCTTGATAATCCTGACCTAGTTTCTAGAATAGATGAGGTACTGAAAGATGGCACATAAACTGAATGTCTGGGCTACCCCGGACCAAGCTCAGCTAGAATTGAACCGTCGTCTTAAAAACGCCATTCAAGCTCGAATTAATATTGAGCGCGGCTGGCGGGAAGCCGAGAGAATCGTCTTCACAATCCAGAACGTAGATGAAACAGGCGCTGAGAAAGTGGCACTGGGAGACGGTACTGGCGTGGATGATGCGTTCACCTCCCAGCCCCGGGTATCCGTAAATACCTCTTTTAAAAACTATAGGTTCCTGCATTCCCAGATGTCCGCTAACCCGCCGTCCGTGGTTTGCCGCCCTACCTCTGGTGACTTGCATGATATCCGTGCTGCCGACGCAGCCGACCGACTAATTCGGTATGCTATCCGTAAACATAAACTGCAGGAAGTGCAGGACCGGGCAACCGGCCATGCTCTTCTCTATGGCACTTCCTTTGTTAAAACATTCTGGAATTCGGACCTTGGAGATGTTCTTGAATTTAACCCGGAAACTGGCGACATCCTGACCGAAGGCGAGATTGACTTCTGCGTTCCTGTTCCTTGGAACATCTTTGTGGACCCGGATGCGGAGACCTGGGAAAAGGTGCGTTTTGTATTTGAAAAGATGCACTTGCCGTATGATGAAGCCTGTCTTATGTTCCCAACTAAGCAGGACCTTATTGACCGCTTACGGAAAAAATCCGCGTCCGCAACGCAGCCAAGCCAGCCCCTTGAATCAGAACCACAACCAACTTTCCTACAGCAACACCACTTTGATGTTATTGAAATTTATCAATACTGGGAAAAGGGCTTGCCAATTAACGGGATGCAAGGTCGATTCTGCTACTGTTCCAGCGAGGGCGAGTTACTTTCTACCGAAGTGGTGGCGTCTCCGTTCCGTTTCGCTCCCTTAAAAAAAGGCAGCAAGCTGGGCGATAATATGGAACAAGGTTTTGAAATCGCGTATCTCCCTTATTCTATCATGACCGACGTTGATAATCCAACGGGCATTTGGGGAAGAAGCACGGTAGTTTACCAGTCCCCGCTTCAGGATATACATAACGCGCTGATGAACACCATGATTGAGAACGCAAGAGCGCACGGTGTGGCTCGCCTTCTAATGCACGAGGACACCGCGATAGCTGATGATTCTATCACTAACTCTCCTTATGATATCGTTCGCTGGACAGGCTCACGCGAACCCTCCTATCAGGCTCCCATGGCCCTGCCTGCTGTTATGAACGATTTAGTTCAATTGATGAGCAAGGGTATTGATGACATGGCCGGGGTGAACGAGAGCATGTTCGGTCAGCAAAGCCGGGAGCAAAGCGGCTTCTCTATGCAGTACGCCACGAACCAGGGCAACATGATTCGTCGCCGCCTATTTAACAAGTACACCCTTCTGGTGGAAAGTATGTTCAAGAATTACTTGAGCTTAGTTAGAAGACATTGGGACGTGGAACACACTATCTACGTCCTCGGTAAAGAGAAAGCGTTCGAAGCGCTGGACATTAAGGGCGCGGACATTCAGTCCGGATTTGACCTAGTGGTTGAGTACGGTGCTTCCTTATCTTTGGACCCAGTATCTCGCCGTCAAGAGTTAATCACCATGATGCCGCTTTTCGAGAAAGCAGGCGTGGACCCCCGGGACTTGCTAAGGCTGGTTAAGCTTTCCGAATTGGAAGGTGCATATGATATTGTTCAGCTGGCCGCGGACCGCCAACAGGAAATCTTTGATGAGATGCTTGCAACAGGCAAGTCCATCCCCGCCAGAGACATGCAAGACCACGAAAATATGTTGAAATATGCCTACGGCTATTTAATGGGCGCATCTTTCCGAGACCTTTCTCCCGAAGTAAAACAGCTGATTGAAAAGCACATTAAAGAAAGAGAACAGATGCTTAGCTCCAAAGGAGCAGGCGCGGGCGGGGCTGGTGCTGGCGGAGGAATGCCGGGGGCTATGCCTGTCTCCGCCGGACAGACTGGTGCTCAGACAGATACTACCCAAACTCCGCAACAACCGGGCAATCCGCCACTGGCTCCCGTATCCGGCAAAATGTGACAAAATTGTTGACACTTGCTACGAAGTAGGATAGGGTGGACCTAGACCATCCGCCTATCCTGAACTTGCCATGTCGGTACTACGGGACGGCTTAAGAGCCATCTTGTTATCAAGCCGCTCATGGAGTATTAGTTCGCATGGAAAATTATTTGTCCAACAAATCGACATCGGAGGGATATGCTAATCTTAGCACTTTATTCTCTGATTCGACACCTGCTGTCTCATCTCAAAACAGTGCCCCGCCATCTGCGTCAGAAGCAGCCGCGCCGGTTAACGAATTAGGAGATTTAGGCAAACTGGGTGAATCGCCGGAATCCGCGGAAGCATCGACAACTGAAGCAGCAGACGCCCCTGAGCAGGAAGCACAGGAGCAGAACTGGTTAGAAGTCCCTGTAACCGATGACAAAGGCAAACGTAAGGTCAAGGTAGACCTTAACAACACAGAGCAGTTGAAAAAAACACTCGCAATGGCCTACGGTTTTCGTAAGATGCAAGCGGAACGCGACCAAGCTTCCTCCCGTCTGAAAGAAATTGAGCCGCAGTACACTGAGCTGAAGCAAAGCTGGGACACACTGGAAAATGCCTATCAAAATAACGGCGTTGAAGGTTTACTAGATTTGTTAGGCGGCAAAAGGGGGTACTACTCTGAGTGGAAACGCGGTGAACTTGAGAAGGAACTTAAGTATCAGAACGCTAGCGATTCCGAACGACGCGAATTAGAACTACGCGAAAAACTGGAGAAGTTGGAAAAGGAATCCACCCTCCGGGAAAAACGTGCTGGTGAAGAAGCTACACGCGCACAAACGGAACGCGAAGAGGCACAGCTTAGAAACCTCGAATCCCAAATTACGCCAGCCTTTAACAAACACAGGTTTGCTGGCACCCTAGGTGACTCTGCTAAGGAACAGGCAGTGGACCAAGCAATCTGGGACCAGGCTCTTAAGAATCTGGAAGCACTGCCAGAAAATACACAGTTGACATCGCAGCTTATTGAGCGTGAGTTTAAGCAAGTGGCGACTACCTTCCGTGCTATTATTGGTAAGCAAGCACAAGTCCAGACGAAAAGAGCCATCGAAAACAAGAAGCAAGCTGCTCAAACCCAAGTCGCTGCGGCGGCTACCCGGTCCCCCGCGAGACCGTCTAATATACAACAATCAATGCACGCTAACATTAAAAAAGGCGGAATCGGCGGTCTTACTGACGCCCTGATGGACGTTCTCCGCTCCCGCTAATCTCACAACAGTTTCAAAAGGAACTTGAAAAATGGCTTACTCAGGAATCAGCCAACTAGCACTTGGCAACTATCTAACAATCTCCTTCATCGAAGGCGTACACAAAAACATTTCTGTCTCCTACCCAGAATGGGAAATGGTTGACAGGATGCGTGTTGGCTCAGTAGACGGTCGTGAAGCCCGCTACTTGCTACAAAAGTCCCTTGGACCAAGCGCTATCCAGTATCGTAACCCGGGCGTTCGCTCCGAGTTCCCAGCTGGCCAGGAAAGCTCAATCCAAGAAGGTACAATCCAGTACAAAGAACTTGATGCTACCATCGAGCTTGAGTACAACTTGTATCGCCGTATCCTGGAAAGCAAGTCGAAGTATGATGCTTCCGCACTTGCAATGGAAGTCGATAGCAAAATCACCAGCTTGAAGCGCCAAATCTGTTTGGACTTCTACGGTGACGGCACTGGCTGTCTCGGTCGTCTTCTTTCCGTTACTCTGTCCGGCGGCAAAGCTGTTGTTAAGCTTCGTCAATTGGACACGGACCAGGGCTTCGCTGGCCTATTCCAATTTGATGAATTGGTTAAGCACACCGCAGCAGCAGGCGGGGCAGGTTCCGCTGTTACTGTTTCAGCCGGCACTTTCTCCTACTGGAAAGTTCTTGCTCGGGACCCACGCAGCGCAACGAACACCGTAACGCTACAGGCTTACAACACAGACGGCGCAGCTGTTACCGTCTCCACATGGACTTCCCCAGTTGCAGGCGAAGCTTTTTACAAAACCGGCCAACCTACGATTCCGGACCTAACCAACACCGCAAATGACTACGGTACTGTAACCGAAGTTATCACGGGTCTCGACTCCTTGGTCTCAGCTGACGGTCGTTTAGTTAACGGCATCACGATGTCCGGCGCTGTTCAAGGCACCGTATACGACAACGGCACGGCTGTTATTGACGTTAGCGCAATTGAACAAGCAATGAACCAAGTTAAAAATGCAGTTGGTGAAGGTCGTTACAGATGGCCAATGGCTCTGTGTAACAGGGAAACCCGCTCCGCATTTATCGACAGCCGTGAAACGGACCGCCGCTTCATCTCGGTTACCGATGACAAACGCGGTGTTGCTAAGTTCTCGTACATTCACCAGGATGACAGCATCGAGATTAAAGGTTCAGAATTCTGTAACTTCTCGCGTATGTACATCTTGCCTGAAGGTAAGAACGAAGGCCAAAAAGTCCTTCAATTCCGTGGAACTGATTTCAAACCAGCACGCGCTGAAAACGGCGATGTGTTCATGTTTGCTCCAGGCACCGCCGGATACCACAAACGCCTGATGGTCTCGTACATGAACGGTATGGGCCAGCTCGTCAACTTGCACCCAGCAGGTTGCGTGAAAATCAGCAACTTTACTCTCGCTTAATTTTCATTAACTGGGCCTCCTCCCGTGGCATGCTGGAGGGGGCCTTTTACAAGGACTAAATTTATGAGCAATCCTATTGCAAGTCTTATTACCGCGGCAGCACGGGCAGGTGCTTGGCCCCAAAAGTTCGGCGGTCGTGAGAACAAGTTAGCAGAATCGGTTAAGTCGTATGTCGATGGCGCAGCACCTGCGAGCCATAGCATTGTAGCTGCCGGCACGCATACCTGTATAGCTAACGTAAACCAAACAATCACTGTGGCCTGCGTGGCTACGGATGTTGTTCAAGTTACCGTTAAATCAAACGCCACAGGAACACTGTTTGTTCACAAAGCAGCAGCGGGCGCAGGTTCCATTGCTGTGAACCTGAACTCGGCAGCTGGTGCCGGTGACGTTCTTCAGTACGTTGTTGTCCGCTCTAAGTAATTCAGTCAGATAGTTAGAATACATGCGGTGGCGTGGGAAGCTGGGTTCGTTATAAGGGGTAATGCCCTACCTACCCTGGAGACACGCTTTAGTGTGAGACTGTCGTCTGCAGGAGTCATGACCTGGGCGCACCTTAAAGACAGATGCCGGATTCGCGACCGGCCCGCATGTCCACTTTTTCCTCCGAAGTATTAAATAGTACTTGTAATGCTACGTGTTCTTTTGTAGGATAAGCATGTACCTTATTAGGTATATGGTTTGTTTGCCAGGTTCCCTTCAGCACTTTTGAACGCTGATAAAACCGGCTAAACCTCCCAACGGCTTCAACGGCATCCGCCGCCATAGGCACGGGGACTGCACCAGCAGACTAAAAGGTATCCGACAATGGCATATACATTAAGTACGAATCTTAAGCTTCGGCTGGATTCAAACCTAACCGCAAACGCTAAGTATAACCTTGAGCGTATTGACGACTTAGGTGGCTTAACGACGCTTACCACTTCAGGTACGCTGCAGATACGTGCCAAGTCGAATTTAGAACTTAGTGCCAACGACCCAGCAATAGGGGGGGTTGGTTCCGGCGGCGTTATCTCTTTTGCCAGCCCCGGAGCGCCACTTGACACCTTCCGCGTAGATGCGGATAACATAATCTTTTCCGGCCCTGTGGGCTTTGTGGACCAGGCTCCTGGTACTACTTCCCCCTCCAGTCTAAGTTTTGCCTACGTCTCTACCTTAAGCGGCAATTTGGACCCCAAGAATGTAGTCCTTCGTCTTGATTTAGATAATCAGGATAGAGAGTTAATCCTTGGAGGCAATCTTCGTACTTCTGGCAACTTTTCCTTTCAAACGGACACTGCTTCCTCGGTTCTGTTCCCAGGAACAGGCACCCTAGCCACTCTCCAGAACACAGAGACTTTTCAGAATAAGACAATAGATTTAGGAAAAAACACCCTCCTTAATCTAACCCCGGCGTCCTTACATACCGATTTCCAATTGCCGGGAAGTAAGATAGACCCTGACTTCAGTGACAAAGAAGTCCAAGTTTCCTCCCTCGCTTTTTCCTCCTCCCAATATAAAACCGTAATAGCGCAACATTTTGACTCCCAGGATAAGGACCTCTTATTCTTTCTTCCAATTGAGGAAGGTGAAGAAGGGCAAGTTCTTGGAACTGCAGGCCAAGGCCGCCTTACTTGGTACAGCAAGGAGGACGGCCCTGCCGGCCCCGCTGGCCCCCAAGGAGAACCTGGCCCGGATGGTTCTGTTGGACCGACTGGTCCCGCAGGCGCCACCGGCGCGCAGGGCACTCCTGGACTTCCTGGCCCTACCGGCTCAAAGGGCGAAATCGGTTCCATTGGAGCTACCGGCCCCGCTGGTCCTATTGGAGAACAAGGTTCCCAAGGCCCGCGTGGTGATAGGGGCAGTCAGGGAGATACAGGTAAAACAGGGCAACGCGGCGTAGCTGGTCCTACCGGAGAGCAGGGTCCTCAAGGTGTTCCCGGACTTCCTGGACTTCCCGGAGACATCGGTCCTGCGGGGGCGGCTGGAGCTGCCGGCGAAACCGGCCCTACTGGCCTAACTGGCCCGACTGGCTTACAGGGCATTCAAGGCGAGCTTGGTCCCGCTGGTCCTAAAGGCGACCAGGGTGAGTTAGGCCTTACTGGTTCCACTGGTTCCACTGGTTCCACTGGTTCCACTGGTTCCACTGGTTCCACTGGTTCCACTGGAGCTACTGGGGCTACCGGACCTATTGGACCTAGCGGAGAAACTGGCGCTCAAGGTCCGCAAGGTATTCAGGGCAGCCAGGGGGATACCGGCGACCAGGGCATCCAAGGTATTCAGGGCATTGCCGGGCCCGCAGGCTCTAACGGCATTGACGGTATTGACGGCATTGATGGGAAAGATGGTCAGGACGGCCAGGATGGCAGCACAGGTCCTATGGGTCCTGCTGGCCCTGCTGGCCTCAAGGGAGAGGCCGGGGCTGCGGGTTCTAATGGTCTAAATGGATTAGATGGCATAATTGGCAAAGACGGCAAAGACGGTCCTATTGGTCCTGCTGGCCCTGCTGGCCCTACCGGAGCTATTGGCCCGCAGGGTATTCAGGGCCCTACCGGCTCTGTTGGCTTAAAGGGAGACAAGGGAGATAGAGGAGACAGGGGGGAGCCAGGAACAAGCGGCAGCGGAGGAGGCACGTACTCCCTGCATGCAACATGGTATCCTACGGACGGTAACGAATTTACCGTTTCTCACATCTTTAATACACGCCTTCTTATCACGCAGCTGTTTGATAATGCCCGGTACGAGAATGTCCTGGGCCCGTCGATTTCTCGTATCGATAACCATACGGTCAAACTGACCACTACTATCCTGCCTCCTTCGGAAGGCTGGACAATCCTTATTCAATCCATTGTTCTGCCCTCGGCGCATGCGGAATGGCATCCAGAGGATGGTGCTGAGTTAGTCATAAATCACAACTTTGGCACGAGGTTACTCCTTTCACAATTATTTGATAACGTGTCCTATGAAACTATTGACGGGCCCACCGTTCGTAGGGTAGACTTCAATACAGTCAAACTTATTGCAGATAGACCACCCCCACCAGGCGGGTGGACAGTTCTACTGCACGCGATTGCTTAATTGAAGTGATATCCAGCCACGGTGGTTGGATTTATCTCAGAGGATATAATCTATGACATTAAGAATTTACGGCTCGTTGGCCTTGCAGAATCGGGCGGCTATCCAGCTGTTTGATGCAGCCAATGGATACTCGGTTCAATTGAAGGCACCGGCCTCCTTGAATACGGACTCGACGTTCTCTCTCCCGGCAGCTCTTGGCCAAAATGACCAAGTGTTGACCACGGATGCAAGCGGTCAGTTTTCTTTTGCACATTTGGCAGATACAAACATTGCCGCGAATGCAGCTATTGCTCTTAGCAAACTTGCTGCGGTCACCGTTGGTCGCGTTATTGTTTCGGACCAAAGCGGTGCGGTAGCCGCATCCGGAATTACGGCAACAGAACTGGACAGCCTATCCGGTGTAACGAGCAACGTCCAAGCTCAAATTAACGCGGAAAAAAGCCGGTTAGATGCAGTAGAAGGCCGCGCTACGGCAGTTGAGGGCGACGTAGCTACCTTGAAAGGCAGTGACTCTACCGCCGGTAGCGTGGCTAAAGCAGCTAAAGACGCAGAGAATGCAGCTAAATCGTTTGCTACTGACATCGAAACTGCCCTTGATGGCCGTCTTGATACTCTGGAAGCGGACCCAACCACAAATACCTCCGTTGTCGCCAAAATCGCTGCTGAGGCCACGCTTCGGTTAAACGCGGATACCGCACTTTCCGGTCGTTTAGACACGGTAGAAGGCACGGGCGAAGGCTCCATTAAGAAGGCTGTTGCCGACTTAGTAGCTTCCGCCCCTGCAGTTCTTGATACCCTGAAAGAGTTGGCTGACGCGTTAGGCTCGGACCCTAACTTTGCAACTACGGTTACAGCCTCAATTTCTGCAGCGGAACAGCGGGCCAAGGATTACGCGGATACTAAAGATACCCCAATCAAGGGACGTCTTGACACGCTGGAAGGCGCGGACACAGTAACCGGCTCCGTTGCAAAAGCGGAAAAGGATGCTAAGGCATACGCGGACGTTTTGGTCAGTTCGCATAAGGCAACTGCCGATTGGCTGGGAGGCACTAGTGTCACCCTTGCTCATAACTGGAACACGAAGGATGTACTTGTTCAAGTGTACGATTCAAGCAACGGTCAAACCATCCTTACGGATGTCTCCCGTGATGCGAACTCGGTCACTTGTACTTCCGTTTCTGCAGCCTCAATGTGGCGAGTTATTGCGTTCAATTTGGGCCCTGCTTCCGGTTCAAGTTCAGGCGGCGGCGGTGGTACCCCAAGTTCCGCATATTTTATGAGCGCAAGCTTTGGCGCAGCAGTTGGCATAGTAAACTGGATGGCACTCGGCGCAACTACTGAAAATGTTCGCCTAGAATATGACATGGCTGGATTCTGGTTGAA